GACCAGGTTGTTGTGTATTCTTCCGTATTTGATGTATTTTCTCATATTTTTAACTTACACTGTAAATTACCCAGCCAACAGTGATGTCAGCCTGGGCTCCTAGATTACTTTCAGTATAGATGTTTGAAGAAAAAGCTAATTGATAAGTGACGCCTGCTGTTAAATTCATTGTGCCAGTCATTGCATAGTCAGTCCACGAAAACGCTCCTTGACCACCAGACGCCTCACCAAATTTTCTTACTGGTGCTGCAGGATCGGTAATATCATCAACAATAGCCTCCATGCTTACATAATCCAAATCTTCGGACCAGGATGAACCGCGCCCGCCGAGTGCACCTGAACTGTTTTGATCCACAATCACGTCCAACTTGTATTGACCAGTATAAACAGGAACAAAGTTCGAGAAAGTAATCACTTGCCTGGTGCCATCGTTAACTATATTGGTTGAAACCAATACATTTTGTGCTGAGCCCACTGTGGCAACAACCATAAATCCTAAGCCAGCCAGTTGGTCTGCTATGTTGTCGTTACCATCTAAAAAGCTGTCTAACGAAGCCAGCAGCTCCGGCAGTGTCAGCAACAAAGACAGTGGTAAACCATTCTCAATCAGACTGGTATTTTCATCCATAGCATTGGTGATCTGCACAGGCGTATAAGTGGTTGTGGCCACTGTGCTGAATGGTCCACTAACACTGAAGTTAGTGCCACGTGTTTTAGCATACACTGTGCCAGCTGCCACATCATCAAATTCAAATTTTATGTTGCTGCCGGGCACCAAGGTAGTTTCTTCGCTTTTGATAGTTTGACGCAGCACATAGTTGGTGGCATCCATACTGAGCCAACATTCAACACCTTCGATTACACCTGTGGGCACAGTGGATACCACATTAATCTGTGGTCTTGCACTGGATTCAAACAGTTCAAAACTCACTGTGGGTGCTGTCATTGCACCCAGGGTCTGAATGCCTGTCAGGTCAGTTCGAACACTGCGTGGCACTGTGCCAGCTGTGTATATGTTTGCATCGTATTCCAGTGCTGTGATTTCGCAACTTAGGTCTCCGTTGTCTCCGTCAATTTCTCTGATGGTGATAATTCTGAACTGTTTCTGATCAAACTGATACAGATCATTGGTTAGGTCAATCACTTGACCTGCGTTTAGATCTAGTGCACTAAAATCAGTTTGGAAAGTTACCACTTGATCCAGTCTGGCCTGTTGCAGCTCAATGTTGCCCAGCACATAGGCCTGCACAGGTTCACTGCAGAAGCTCAGACTCATTTTGAATGTGTTGTTGGGTTCATTAACACTGCGATCCGCACCAGGTGTGGCAATACGCACATAGTCTGTTTTGTCTGCTGTGTCCAGCAACGGAAATTCAACTTCTACACCATTGTAAAGACTAAACAAATCAGTAGTGCTGACATTGATGGGTCCCAGTATGTTGCTGTTGTTGAAACTCTTGACTGAACTGGTTGCTGCGTTGATCACAACTGCCCATTGTCCTGTGTGAACATCATAGGTAATAAATGATCCTGCGCTGCGTGACAGTTGTTCTAGATTATCCATCACAGGATTGTCTGTGTTTACCACACCGTTAATTGTGTATTTTTGTGCAAGTGTGCTTGTGGCCATACTTTTTCCTTAATTTGTTATTCTAACACCAACCACAGTGGGTGTGGCTGGCATTGTGCTGGGTGCCCTGGGCATGATAGAACATATCACATAAGTCACGCCGTTGATCACAGTGCTGTTGGCACTCATCTGAACTCCATACACACTGCCTGTTTGTGCAGGGTCTTGCACCAGCACACTGTTGCCCCAGGTCAGACTGGAATCAGAATTTGCAGTGACTCTTCTATAGTATAAGCCTGCACTGCAGTTGGAACCTTCTGTTCTGGACCCTGTGTATTTTGTGTAAAACATGTAAGCAAAGTCTGCTCCGCCTCTGACCAGGGCCACTGCGCCAGGAACTATGTTGCCCCATCGAGCGTTGTTATTTACAGGGTCGCCATCATACACCCAGATATGTCCTCGATTAAAATGACCTGACTGGGTGCTTCGGTAATACAAGTGATCAGGAGTGTCTGCGGTTGGTGTCAAGGTGATCACGCCACTGCTGATATTGTTGTTGGTAACACCCGGTATTGTGTATGGAAAAGTGCTCTGGTATTCGTTGGTGATAATCACAGGGTCAGAAGTGTTGAGAATAGTGAACTGAGTGGTCTGCCCACGTCGAACAAACAGTTCAGGAGTATAATCATCAGCAGTAGAAACACCTGTGTAACTGACCATTTGTGTATTGGTGCAGCTCAGACTTACCACAATGTTGCCTGCATAGGTGTCGCTGATCTGATGATCAGTTCCAGTGCTGGGCACTGCCACCACAGCCAGGTGATCACGTGTGACTAAACTTTCATTAAGATCAACACTAACATTGGCCAGGCTGGTTCCAAACAAGGTGTGTGCCACAGCACTGACTGAAACAATGTGCTGAAGTTCAGAGTTGTCTAGTGTGGTCAGTCCGCGCCAGAGTGTGATTGCAATGCCTGTGCTTACTCCTGATTGTCTTGGTGTCAGACACACATGACTAAGTCGACCTTGTTGACCATTCAGATACATCAGATTTCTTGCAGTCTTAAGATTCAGCAAAGAGCCGTTCACTAACTTAGTTGTGGCTCTGACACCAAAATGTGTATACATTGCAGCATAAGGCCACACAGGCGCTGGGTCGTCTCCTGGCAAGTTCACTCCTTTGACCACCAGGTCATAATCGTCAGCAGAAATTAATTGGTTTATTCCCCATTGAATTGGATACTTGGTGTATTGATGATACCAGTCTGTGCCACTGTAGTATCTGTTGGTGGCCACAGGAGTGGCCCGTCGGTCTCTCCATTGTATACCATGAGTAGTTCCGTCGCCGTAAAGGTTTCCGGTGACCAAGCGTGTGCTGCCGTAAGCAAACAGTTGATTAAATCCTGTGCTGAGATCCAGCACTGTGCTGCTGATATCTCCTGCATCACAGCCCAGGTCAGTTATGGCTCCCGACGTGCTGTTCACAGCTGAGATCTGCATCTGTGTCACTGTGCTGCCTGTGCTGAACTCAGAGCCTGTGTTGGCCTGTGTTTCAAAACTGCCAAACGCCTGCATGGTGTAACCACCCTGGGTGCCTAGATCATAAAAAGGTCCTGGCACCAAGCTGCCACTCGAAAGTCGTTGACCGTATATTTTTACAGCAGCGTTTCCTGCTGCAGTTAACATAGGCATTGCCCAGCGTGGTTCACCTGTGCCATCGTGTGTGCCTGCAAACGCAATGCGTGTGTTGTAGCTGTAGTCTGCCCGTTTATACACACTGCCCAGGCTGGCATCACTCTGAGTCACAGCTGCTGGCACTGTGTCAGGGTCACGGAATTCACTCCAGTAACGGCCTGACACAGTTTCAATTACACCCGACGCTGCTGTGCTTAATTCATAAGTTATTTGTCTGCTGAGTCTCTGGATGTCAGTGTTGGCAAACTTGGAGATTTGCAGTGTGCCTAAATGTGCATTAATATTAGCAATGCTGCCTTCTAGACTCAGAGTCACTGTGCCCACATTGCCTACTATTTTTGTTATGTCTGTGCTGCTGGTAGTGTTGAGACTGATACTGGTGTTGGGATCTTCAAGACTGATCAGCAGTGTGCGTGTTGCTGTGCCTTGATTTTGTGTTATTATGCGCGGTGCAGGCACACTGACCACAGTGACCAGGTTGCCCAGGTCACTCACACTGTTGCCAAAGAACCTGTATTCCATAGGACTCAGTGTGCTGGGTGTAAATTCAGGCATTGCCACAATATTGACCTGGACCTGGAATTCAAAACTATTACCTGAGTTGGTATTCAGCACATTGCCCAGGTGTGCAATGACACCAGAGCCTGTGTCCACTCCAGGTGTCACAATCAACTGACTCAGAAGATAGTCTTCTACGCTGCAGATGTTTCCAAAAGTTGCTGTGTTGCCTACCAGGCTATAGGTCACTGTGTCAGGGTGTGTGCTGCTGAACACCAGACTGCTGTAGACCTCAGCATTGGCCACACTGCTGAACTGCTGTGACACTGTGATGCCTGGAGTGTCTAAATTGCCTAAACTTCTAACAGCAGCCCAGCTGGGAACTCTCACACTGTATGGTGCAAGACCTTCAGGGCTGCTTATATTGGCCCGGGCATCAAATGTAACACTGTTTACACTGATGCTGTTTAGGTCAGCAAGGCTCTGCATCACACAGGAACTCCAGAGTATTCAACATTGATGTTGCCAGACAGGTTGTTGGTATTCTGATGTGCTGCAGTGTAAGCAATATTGCCTGGTTGTCCATTAGGATTAATCACAGGTCTTGCTGCGTTGTAGTCCAGCACATCAAGTATGTTGCCCACTGTGGTCACTGAACCCACAGTGTTGATTGTTAAGGTGTGGGTGGCAAATCCTGAATCAGGAAACGTTATCAGAGTGTTACCAGTAAGGGTGTAGGTAACTTGCACTCCTGTGCCACTCAGAGCACCTAAGGTGCGCACAGCATTCCAGGTCACAGGAACATGCTGAAATGAATTACCAGTCTGATGTTCAATGGTCACTGTGTCTGCTGTGAAAACAATTGTGTTCTGTGCAAATGTGTTTAGTTGTGTCAGGCTGCTCATGTGTTGATGTCTCCAGGTGCTACACCACATCCATAACGTTCTGACCTGAGATAATCCAGCAGCACATCACCAGGCAACGTCATGCTGTTGGTAAGATTAAACATACAGTTGGGCACACTGGTCAGTCCTGACTCAGGTGAATAAGTGATCTGGACCACTGCAAAGATCAGGTCAGACATCTGGTGATTGGCTGTCCAACCAGGCAAAACGTTGTAAGCTGCAGTCAAGCTGCCGTTGCTGTAGTATTCGGGCACTTGTGGAGTTTCACTGTTGCCAGCATAGCAATACACTTTCACAACATCGCGTGCGCCAAAGTCTTTGTTGCCGTCTCGGTCAATGGTATAGTCACAGGTGATGCCATCGCTTTTAAAAATAATGCGTTGATCATTTAAAAATATATCATTGAACACATAAGCACTGTCAGCGCCAGTGCTTAACAATGTGCCTGTGCGTTCACTTATGGTCAACACATAATACATTTGTGTTTGGTCAGTGCTGAGTCTGGCATCTGTGATAATACCGCCCAGGGTGCTTCTGCCATAACACACCGGTATCTTTTGGTCTGAATCAGGATCAACTTGCAGACGCACTCCTTGGTCTACTCGACTCTGATAAGGATTAATTGTGGTCAGTGCTTGGTTTTCTTTGGCTAAACTTCTGTTGGTCTGGTTCACAGCAAATGCCATCAGAGCAGTCTTGGCCAATTCAAGTCCTATGTTGTTACTGGAGCTGGCGCTGCCAATGCCTAGGAAACTGCCTACTCCGCTGAGTATATCTTTGAAAAAACTCATTTTAATTCCTTAAAGGTGCACCAAAATTAAAGTTGGCTCCCACCAGGCTGGGCACACGGTCCATGCTGGCATCTGCTGGATACAATGCTTTCTGATCGTCAGGATTGGTTCTTCTGCCTGCTACACGATTCTGTAAGATACCAATTTCACTAGTGCAAGCAAAGTTGATAGTGACTGAACTGGTTCTGGATTCAGACTCATATGACTCTTGCAGACCAAAATTGTTCACAATGCCTTTGAACTTGGTAGCAGGATTGCCAGAGATCGCCAAAGCACTGCCTGTGACTGCATCAAACAACACACGACTTACCTGCACAGGTGCACCCTTGACTTTGTAATCCAGCACAGCATCTATGTTTTCACTGGGAATACCACTCAGCACAATGTTCAGTTCTGAACTGCTGAGTTTGAGTTCACTTGTGGTTTCGCCAATGCTCATAATGCTGCCCAGGCTGGTGTAGCTTTCTGAATTGATAGTGTATGGCACAGAATGGTCACTGAATTTCAGAACACCAAGTCCAGGAATGGCTATGCGCACAAACAAGCTGGTGGCAATGCTGGGGTAAGCACTTAGATCAATCATACTAGACTTTCATAAAAAACAAAAGCACCTGACCAGCTGACCTGATCACGTGCAAAGATTGTCCAGTCTGGAAATTCAGTGCAGATCACACTCCAGGTCACAGATGTGCCGGTTATCAGAGTGCCTGAACCTGTGGAATCAATCACTGGTCGATTCAGAGTCACTGTGTCTGAATCAAATGCCACAGTGCTGACCACACTGTAAACACTGCCCGACCCTGTGAGTTGCACAAAGTCTCCTGCACGGAAATTAAATCCTGCGGTGGCTTGTCCGCCTGTCAGAGTCAGTGTGCTGGAACCCTGAGTCCAGACTGCAGTAATTGCAGCTGGATCAGCTGCTGTGCCTTGATAAGGTGTAAACCAGCTGTTGTAGCCTGGATTATTGATCTGCACTGTGCCCACTGTGGTTCGGTCCAGGTATTCTACAGCTTCAATATAACCACGTGCGTCACTCCAGCGAATGCCATCTGGCAACTTAACTTCAAATCGCCAGGCCTGTCCGCCACGACTTACTGATCTCACAGTGTTGTCACGTGTGAGTGTAGTTCCTGTGACTCGGCGTCGGTTGATGCTGATGCTTTCAGCATTGTCAAAAACATATTGAAATGCTGTTGTCATTATCTTTTACCTCCTGCTAATGATTTACGTCCTTGCTCTGTGACTGCAAACAAGAATGTTGGGTCACGAGCAACCAGGGCCTGGAAGCTGGCTGCATCCACTGCCTGAATGTTGTAGGTCACGTTGGTGCTACCAGAACTGCCTGAGCCCATTGGTGTAATGCCAGCAGGACCAGATATCATTTCAGGTCCACGTTCGCCCACAATGCCAAACTTGCCACGTGGTATTGTGCCACCGTTGGCAAAGAAGCCACCAAATATGCTTTTGATACCACTGAACACACTGCCTATTGTGCTGCTGATACCACTGACACCACTGACCACACTGCCAATAGTGCTTTTGACACCACTGACCACACTGCCAATAGTGCTGCTGATTTTGCTGCCCACACTGCCCAGCACAGTGCCAATAGTGCTGATTATGCTGCTGCCGCCGCCAATACCACCGCCTGGTGTGTTTGCCGGTGCACTGCTGCGGCCCAGCATAGATCCTATACTGCTGACCACGCTGTTGGCTGGGCTGCCTGCACCACCTGCAAGTCCGGCTCCTACCAAGGCAGCATACATGGGATTGTTGGCACTGCTGCCAGGTGTGCCACCAGAACCAAATAGGTCACCA